GGCGTTCGTAATGTCAACCCCCAAATCCCCAAATTAACCAAATCGTTATATCCCCAAATCCCCAAATAAAACATATCAAAATATTCCAATTTTGGGGAAAAAGTTATACGTTCGTAATCTTTTTTATATAAAAAATAAAATAAATATACAATATTTGGGAAAAAATATTTGGTGTTCGTAATACCTATAGGGTATTTATTTATATGGGGAATCAGGTGGTGTTCGTAATACCCTGGAAAACTGGGAGAAATATTTTGGGGTTCGTAATACCCTGCCAAACAATGATTATCCTGACAGCCTTGCCCCTATGCCTCCATAACAAATAAGCCTATTTTACATAGCAAAAATTGCCCCTTTACAATGTCGGAGGGTAGGTGTATAATAGGGGTATGAGTAAAGTGTATGTAGAGAAAACAACAAGAGTATCAGACGTAGCCTATTGGGATGAATTGTATCATTCCGATACCGCCACAGTTTACGAAGCCTCAAACTTCCGAGACTACTACCGAGTAAAGTCTAAAAAGACTACTAAGTATTTCAAAGGTGAGAGTGCATGGTCTGCCGTGCAGCGATATGTAGTAGACTTAGGAGACTTCGGTGGTTGGAGTATCTTTAGATGAATATAAATCCTAAAGCAATTGCAGATACGTCTATCCCTATCCATGACCTAGTACATGGTGAACTAAAAAATCTAATGCTCTATGCAGATGAAAAGGTAGAAGCCTCTGATGAAGACTTCGCCCAATATTGGCAGGGTAGATTAGACGGTTATGCTGATGTATATAAACTAATATACGACCTAATCTTTGCTAGAGAAGACCTTGACAAGGCATAGTCTTTCCTGTATAATAGATATGTAACCCCCAATAGAAAGTACCCCTATGAGCGAATGCGACTGCGAAAAAGTAGTCTGCCCTAAACATCACGGTAGTTTTGACTGTACACCTTTCTGTGATATCTGTGAAGGTAATCAAGAATACTGTGCTACCCACGATGAATGGGAAGCAGACCAAGCAATAATCTATCTTAGTATGTATAAGGATGAATATGAGTGAGATAACCTATAGCGAATGGGAAGCAAAGTATAAGCCTATCCCTAATCATATAACTGGTGAATGTTGTTCTTTTGAAACATATGGCGATGAACTTGCCTTTGTAACTTCACAGGAGCCTAACACTATCTGGACTGAAATGGATGGCGATAACGGTGTATATCTTGTTAATGGTTATCACTATGTAAATCGTATTCAATACTACATTACTGAAATACCGTGGCAGGAAAACGATGACGTATGTATTACCATATGCGAGTATGTCGTATGCTCGTGTTACAATCCAGATGATGAAGAGACAGAGCCAGACCAAGACTGCGACCTATGTTACGGTGAAGGCACTTACACAGATTGGAAAGACTAATGGAAAATAAGTTTAATAACAATCCTGACTATGACGCAGGGTATGAAGAAGCCTGGGCTAGTGCCATTAAAATGGTTCTTGACATTGCGGACGAGATGAAGTATACTGGGTATAACATTGAAACCCTAGAAGAATTAATGCAAAGGATTGTATGACAGAAATATTATGGGACCTAAACGTTTGGTTTAAAGAAGATTATAACGTTGAAACTGAAGAAACTACATGGGATGACGTATTGTCTATTAATCCTGCTATCTATATCCGCACTGGAGACGGTGGGGTATTAGATGAAGTACGCAAAGTATATACAGGAATCATATACACATGCACCCCTATAGAGACTACTAAAATCCGTGCATTCAGGAGCGAGATTGAATACGGTACAGACTGGTTTGATTTTGCTGACGAGTTCTATGCACTAGAGATTAGTAAATCTATCAATGATTTCATCGATTCACTAGGGGACCCTTCCCTGGTTGACGTAAGCCAATACGATGACATATATGATATCGATACTGTGGAGAAACTTAGTGGGTTGAGACTACTCCCTACTAACGGCGGATAGGTTAGGGGTTTCCGAGTCCGCCAATTTGTGGGGGGTATGAGTAATTACTACTTGTATCCCCCACTACATTTTGGTATAATAGAACATAAGAGAATAGAGTAGAGTGAGAAATAGAAGCAATGAAGAAAAACTTGCTAAGATTATTGGTGATTATGTAAGTGACTTACGACTTGACCTAGAATTGGTTGGGCGTTATTTGGCGTGGTATTTACCAAATGTATCCTACCGAAGAATACTAACAATAATGGAAGCAATGAAACACGAAAGAGAAGAGAAGTCAAATGAATACGACTACACAAGAGAATAAGCAAGACATACTCGCTGAACTATGGATGAACTATAGGTTTGATGGAGACTTTGAAGACTTTATCGAATACAATGATTTGGGTCTACCCTTGGCTTATGCGTTATCTGCTGGCATCGTAAAAAGCACGGAGATGGCTGATAAGTTTGTCAATGAAACATTTGATTTGCTATTGGCTAGTCTTGAAGTTGAAGACACTGGGTTTGAGGTATTGGATGACATATTCATTGCCTCCAACAAATAATGTCAGTGGTGGCTGCTATAATGGACGGTATGTTAGAAAATAAACTAGAAATACTAATTACTCGTAGTGCTATAGATAGAGACTATGGACTAAACCTTACTGATAAACAATGGGAAGTCTTGGCTGTTGAAATTGATGCTCTTATAACTGGTGTAATTGAAACTGATTTACCAGATATCATTGATAATCTTGAATACCTTGTTGAGCAAGATAGTAAATACGATTAATCAGGAAAAATAAACACCCTTCGTAATCGTGGTTTGATAATAAAATATCCTGGGATGCATGACATCATTCGTAATCGGTGTTTGATGTCTGCATATCCTGGGAAAAATATTGCTATTCGTAATCGGGATTTGATGTTTATCCGTACTACTTGACATAATAATTTTGCGCAGATTTTAGAACCCCATAGATTACTCTACAGGGTCTAAAACAGATTTAACTCGCATAAACGCATAAGGGTCTTCTAGTCGCATCTTGAGCAATCCAAGAACAGAACTAGTAGGAAGCAAATCTAGGTTTGGTGTCTTGAGAAGATTGTTGATAAACTCAATCATCATCTCTTTATCTTCACTCATGCTTCATTTACCTCAATGCTAATCATGTCAGCAAGGTCGTTATACTTGACAGAGTTGTAAATCATTTCTGCTAGTTCGCTACCTGCTGCATTTATTAGTTCTTCATCAGTTCGTTTTAGTTCATCGTAGTCTTCTTGGCTTTCTCCCCAGAAGTCTTCAATCTCACTAATGAAAACATTATCTTTGTTTACCTCAATAGTGTAGGTAATGGTTGCAGTAACCATTTTCTTAGTTTCATACAATTCATCCGCTAGTGTGAATTCAGTTTCCATTTTTCTCCTTTACTGAAACATAAATACTATGATTATCAAAATAACTATAACTAGGCAGCCTGTTATGGACATCGCTTATGCCCAATCTTTTTGTAGTAAGACTTCCACTGCTTACCGCAACCTTTACACTCATAGAGATTGTAGTATTGGTCTGTAAGTCTAATCTTGTATAGTTCAGGCATTATTCACACTCGCATTCGTCATAGACCTTATCGCAATCTTGGCAACAATCGCAATCATCATCAGGGACACCGCACTTCTCGCAGTGGTCGTATTCTTCTACCTTGATTTCTTCTACGCTGTCGTAGGTCAAGGCAGGGTCATCACCATAGTAGGAATGCCAAGCAAGGTCTTCTGCTTCTGCTTCACTCTCAGCCCAGATGTCGCCATCATAGTTCACCTGAACCTGAACATAGTATTTCTTTTTCATAGGGTTTCTCTTTCTCTTAGGCTACCATTGTAGCACTAACCACCGACATCTTGTCTTGTGGGTAGCCCTTGGCGTAGTTCTGCCAAATCCATAGGTTAGTTTCTAGCCTGTCGCCAAATACTCGCACATGGTCAGCAAGGTCAATAGTTTCATCAGAGATTAGCGGAGCCAACTCTTCGGGGGTAATGTCAAGATAGCCACCGCTACCATTCTTACCCCAATAGTTTATAGGCAACTTACCATTAGCGTCAGCATACCAGCCAACACCTTCGTCAATAACAGTTGCCACGCCATTCTTACCATTGACAATAGCCATGCGTTCTGCTGTGATGTCTAGGTCTGGTGCTTCGAACCTATCCTTGATAAACTTAGTAGCCTTATCAACATCTAGGACATGGACAATAGTACCAAAGGTTCTGTTTTCGTATCTGGACATTTTTCTCTTTCTCTTGGGTTTATACTCTATTATACAGGATGCCTACGACATTGTAAATACCCAAAATTTTTGCGCAGAAAATTGCCAGCCCACCCCCGAAGGGGTGAGCCAGCGATAGTGAATGGCTTACGCCATTACTACCTGTTGGACAACCTTCATCAAACGGTTTTTCTCTGCGTTGATTACAGGGTCAAAACCAGAAGCCGAAGCGTAAATGCTTTCGTTGCTTCCACCACGAGCCGAGCGATACCAGTCTAGGCGTTCGGTTAGAGCGTTGTATGCTCCCCAAGCAGTTCCAGCAATGGTGTCGTTGAACTGACCAACATAAATGCTGTTGAGCAAATCTACCTTTGCGTCATACTTCTTGAACGAACCCTTAGCGTCTTTCTCAGGGGCAGGGTAAGCCAACTTTACGATTTCGTCAAACTGCGACTTAGTGATTTCCTTTTCAATAAGAGCGTTAGCCATTACAGAAAAATCGTCAATGTAAGTCTTAGCAAGACCAAGTGCTTCACGAGCAACTGCGATTTTACCTTCGGCAGTCTGCGTGTGTCTAATCTTGAATGACTGCTTAGGGGCTTTGCGACCCTTGAAGGCAGAGAGAGCAAGGTTTAGAGTGTTAGCACACACAACACGAACAGGCGTGATACTTGCCTGAATAGCGATAGAACCATCGTGGCTTGTGTTGATTAGAAGATAGTTGTCTATCTTATCAGCACGACCATTAGGGTCTAGGGTAATGCTATCAGCAAGAGCGATAGAACCGAACACCTGACGACCACCCTTGATAGAGCCAGCAGTTTCCCAACGACCACCACCGTCTAGCAGGTTATCACCAAACGAGAACAGGTCTTCGTTTTGTAGGGGAACATAACGCTCACCAACGACACCAAGAATGTCTGTCTGGTCTGCGTTGAATGGGTTAGTGCGAGATACGAACGAGTAAGACTTGTCGCTCTCAAACCCTTCGGGGATTGCCACATCTTCTAGGCGAACATTCCAGTTGTCTAGTTTTGCTAGTTTTAGCATTTCGGCAGTATTTACTTCTTCCTGAAACACAGTTCCAAGATTGTGCCAAGCAGGTTGGCGTAGGCTAGCAAAAGTTGCTTCGCCTGTTTCTTCGTTGATTTCTAGTTCGTGAGCCATAAGACACACCTTTCATTAGTAGTGATTTTTTGTTGATAGTCCTATTATACAGGCTACCACCGACATTGTAAATAGGCTAGGCAAAGATTGTTATAATCGTAACCAAAACGTTATAAAAATCGGGGCGCAGAAAAAAACTTGCGCAAAAAAATCTCCCTGCCATTTCTAGCAGGAAGATTAGCGAAATTATTTTACCTGTCTAGTCGCTACCCCAATTCAGGAAGCAGTTTAGACACTTGCTTAGGTGTTTAGGCGTAAGCCTATGGTTTTACAGCAGTTCCAAAACGCTGTTGTAGGCAGACGAAGTAATCGTCTCCTGCTCACTCATTTTGAGTAGAGTTAGGGTCTTCTCCAACTCTGCCTTTTTAGAACCATAGGTGCGACCATAGTAGCCCTTTGGCTCTGGGTCTTGTGGCTCTTCTGGCTTTTCCAAACCAGCAAGCAAGTCCTTACCAATGGTAAGTTCCACAGCGTTGCGATAGTTCTGGCTAACGCTAACCTTGCTGTCGTGGTCTTCGGTTGCTAGCAACTCAGCACCACGCTTGGTTAGTAGGTCAGCAACAATGGCTACAACCTTTTCGGTGTAAGCCTGTCGGTCTGCTACATACTGAGCCTTGCGAGCAGGGTAGGTAGCAATGTCTTCGTTGATTTGAGCAATCTTGCTCTCAATCATCTCAATGACTTTGCCTGTTGGGATTTTGACGCTAATGGCTCTTGCCATAGTTATCTCCTTTGTTTGTTGTTAGGGGGTTTATTTGTTATAGGTCTATTATAGCCGAGACCACCGACATTTAGATTTTGGGGGTGAGCAGTTTTTCATCATACTCAGGATTACCCAATGGGGATTACTTGATGGTAGTCCAGCGTGGCTGACCAGCAACATCAAGACGAACACGGAACGAGCCGTTCTTGTTCGCCACGACTTCCTGAACAATGCCAGACACCTTGCTTACGCTAGTAGTGAATGGTGAGCCAACCTGTGGTGCTGTGATGTTAGTCATAATGACCTTTCTGCCTATTTCTAGGACTTGCTTCATTTATCTATTACCAACTTTTGTTGATAAGTCTATTATACAGGAAGAGAAACTGAAAGTCAAGCATTTTCTGGAAAAATTTTTAGTTTTCGTAAATTATTTTGTCTTGTTCGGTTCTCTGCCTGTGTATCTATTATAGCCCCTACCACCGACATTATGGGGATTTGGGGGGTGTTTCGTAACCTTCGTAACCTAATTGTTACAATCGGGGGCGCAGACTTTGCGCAGATTTTGGGTGAGCCGTTTTACAACTTGCTCAGGTTGGGGCAGGGGAAAAGAAAGGAATAAGAACCCTACCCAACTCGCCAATCTTCTATGTCGTGGTCTTCTTCCAACACTTCTGCGTTATCAAAGTCGGTATAGAACTCAACTCTCTCAACATAAGTAGAAGACGCTACATCTTCATCATCAGCGTTGTAAGGCACTTCTACTGTGGCAGTAGCACTAACGGTGTAGTGAATGGTAATCTGTTTAGTTAGAGTAATGCTATCAAACAGGTCAGCGATACGCTGTGCGTCATCATAGGTGATGTCTTCGTTATCAAGCAACTCTTTTAGCAGGTCAGTTAGTTTGTATTCGGTTGTGCGATACTTATCACGCAAACGCATAACGGTATCCTGACTTGCTGTAAGTTGGCTTTGTAGGTTTTCTAGTCTGCTGTTTAGGTGAGTTAGAACAGGGTGAGAAATAGCCTTAGCAATCTCTTCGTCTGTTGGTGTTGCGTTAGGGTCTGTGTATTCGTTCATTTTTCTTCTTTCTTGTTTAGGGTTCTATTATACAGGTAGCCACCGACATTTAGTTTTCGTCAGCGTCTTGGTTGTCTAGTTCTTCTAGGATTTCGGTTTCGGTCAAGCCCTCGTTCCACTGCTCACAAACTCGGCAAGCGGTGTAGGTGTGTGGGTCTTGGTCGTGAGTTTGGTTCTCTACATACCAACGCATAAACTCTGGTCGTTGCCATTCATTTACTTCGTCAAGGAACTCGCCAAAGTGTCCGTCAAGTTCTTCAACATTGACAATAACAATGTCGCTGGCATCTCCCCAAGAGCCATCTCCTGCGAAATACATAAAGTCTGCGTTAGTTGTGTTGTTGTATTCAATCATTAGTAACCTGCTTTCTCTAAAATAGACATAATGAGTTCGATGTTTTCGGCAGATAGGCTTTCGATTACATCTTCGTTGATTGCCCCTTCTAGCAAGATTATGGGGTTAGTGTTTTGGTTCATTCTGGGATTTCCTTTTCTTTATCGTAAATCCATTATACTCCCTACCACCGACATTGAAAATCGGCGCAGAAAAAGCAAGGGCTATAAAGCCCCCACCTCTTCACTCTCTGCTCTGGCGTTAGCCCTTACATTATCGTAGAAATCTCTCTTGGCTTTATCAAAAGCGTCAAGGTATTCCTGATTAGTTGGCAGGTCGTCAAGTGGAAATGAAACCAGCAACTCTCCATACTTACTTGTGAACATCTTGCTCTGGTAGTTCACAGAATAAATACCTTCGCAAAATAGTTCGTCTTGTGCGAAATCGCTGTGGTCTACAAGCAACACTTCGCCAACAGACCAAGCAACAACATTTAGAATGTTAGCACCTGTATCTCTGGTTAGATTAGGATACAGCAAGTCAAAAGACTTCTGGTCGTCAGTTCCAACATAACTCATTTCTGGTAGGCTATTGTAGATAGCATTGAGTTCGTCTTCACTACCCCAGCGACATCTAGCAAGTCCGTCAGCAACTTCACTAACTAACTTACCTGTGTAATCGGTTCGGGTAGTAAAGCGTAGAATGTTTAGCATAGTGATACCCTGTCCTTCTGGGTATCCGTCCCATTGTCCGTATTGAGCAACTTTCAGTTCGCCCTGTTCGTCAAAGGCAGTAATAAGGTGTCTAGTTCCCATTTTTATCTCTCTTTCTTGTTAGTTCTATTATACAACCAACCACCGACATTTAGTCTTGGTCATCTCCGTTTTCGGCTTCATAGCATTCTTCGCATAGGTCGTCTTCATAAATCTCACGATAACTACACTTCCAGCACCATTCGTTTTCTTCTTCTTCTTCCTGTTCTGCCCCTTGTGGAATGAGCGTAGTAAATCCGTCATTCTCGTCTTGTCCTTCGGGAACAGATTGAACGGCTTCAATAAATCTTAGGAAGCAACTATTAGCAAACCACTCTCGTAGTTGTTCTAGCATTTCGTTTCTATTCTTATCTGCCTTAGTAAAAATAAACTCATACTCATACTCACGCATAAGTCCAACCTGCGTTTCGTCCATAAGCACATAAATCTTGTGGCAACCATCAAAGGCAATACCACTAGCGTAATGAACAGCGTTTTCTACTTCGTCCCAATAATCTTCCAAGGGTTCTCTCTTTCTTTCGTAAATCCATTATACACCTGACCACCGACATTGTAAATACCCGATTTTTTTGCGCAGATTTCCTCACCCTATTGGATGAAGAAAACTAGCAGTACGATTACGCCTATAACTACGCTTACGAATAAACAATTTTCCATAGTATCCTCTCATTTTTTACTCGCAGAGAATAGAATGTCATTGCGAGCAAAAACACATTGAGAACAAACAACACAGGCAGAACCCTTTTCGCTAATCAGCGGTATCTTCTTGTTGTTTTCAGGGCAAGGCACAGCAGACTTTTCTTGTTGCTCATTGAAATCACTTTTACCAGTAGCAAAGTCTTTAGCAAGATACGCTAACTTCACGCCATACTTTTTCTTCAACTCCCACGCCAAAGTTTTGTTGGCACTATCGGCAGAGAAATACAGAGCAAGGTTAGGCAGGTCAATCAGCAACGGAATAGCAAAGTCGCTTCGGGTATAGACCCAGAATTGAACATCCTTATTTTGTTGAATGACTTCACGCCAAGCAACAACATACTCTTCATCAAAGAAATCTCCGTCCCAGTGAATACGGAATAACTTTTCGGCATTACGCTTTTCGCAATCAGCAACAAACTCTTCAATCATTTGACTTAGCAAGTCAATCTTGCCAAACAAACCTACTGAAATTAGTTGCTCATAGTTGCTAGTGATTACATCACGCACACCCTTGAATACTTTTTCTAACTTGCCAGCGTAGCAAATAGTTTCGCATACACTAGTAGCACCAGGGCAGGAGAATGCTTTACCACTCGGCAAACCGAAGGTATTGGCAATCAAAGGCTGCTTACCACCTTTATTTACAAGGTTGGCAACTTTTCTATCTTTTGAACGGACTAACATAGTTTCACTTTCTTAGGGGTAATAACATTATACTCGTAACCACCGACATTTAAATTTTCTGCGCAAAAAACTACCCATTACAGGTAGTCGATGATGTCACCGTCAAAACGCTCAGTCTCTAACTCAGCCATTAGTTCCAGTACATCTATCTCGCCAGCGTGAAACTGGTCGAACAGTTCTTTGATGTTCTCTTCCATTACTTCTCCTTAGTTGTGAGTTTGGCAAGGTGCTCCTTACGGAGTTGCTCGCTAAGTTCTTTTAGAGTTTGCTTCCAGTCTTCCATTATTCTCCTTCGTGAGAGTAGTAGTTGTTTGAACAATCAACACACATACCAAGTTCTTCAGCGTGTATGTCTGCCTTGACAGGCTCTCCACAGTCGTTGCAGTCCTTGTAGTGTGTAAAGGTAAATAGTCCAGTGCCAGTCGGTTCATCGTGGCTCCAGCGTCTAGCGGTTAGTTCGCCATTCTCAAGATACCATTCAATCTTGAAGTCGCCATTCAGGGCTAACGCTCCGTCAAGTTCCATTGGCGTTGTCCACTTGTGTCCGCTTAGGCGTTGCCAAGTCATTCCAGTGCCTTCGATTAGAATAGGGTCATCTTCTTCAATACCATTGGCAAGATACCATTCGCCTAGCAACATAAAGACATCTTCTTTTTGCCATTCATAGCAACCATCGCAATAGTCTTGCGGTGTTCCGTCTTCATTCTCGCATAGGCAGTCGGTAGTGACGGATACAGTTTGCTTTTCAAGAGTAGTCATAGGGTTTCTTTCTTTTTAGTGTTAGTTAGATTATACAGGCAACCACTGACATTATAGGTGTTCAGCGATAGCCTTACGCTTGTTAGCCTGACGGCTTCCCTTGCGATTAGCAGGAGTTTCTACTAGGTGTGGGTTTAGCATTAGGCTCTCAAATAGAGCCTTAGAGTGTGCCTTGCGTGTCGCTTCGGCTAACTTGTTTAGTGGTTTCTTTCTTTTCTTCATACCTACATTATACAGGACACCACCGACATTGTTCTTAAACCTGGGAAACTTATTTTGTAATCGTAAATGAATTTAGGGGCAGGGGGCGCAAAAATCTGCGCACCCCAATGGGACTGCGTTAGCAGTCTCCAAAGAGTTCGGACTCAACTGTTCCCCAGTCGTCTTCGGGGTAGTAGCCATAGTCCTCGTCAGTCCCCCAACCAGCAGAGGCAAGAGCATCGCCATCCATCCATGTTTCGTCCATCTCGTAGTCTTCGTTCATTAGTATCCTTTCGTTGATAAGATTATTATACAACTAGCCACTGACATTTTTTGCGCAGCCGAGCCAGCCCTAAAAGGGTGGCAAGACCATTCTGGCTATTTCAGCCTTCTGCTTTTCAATAAGTTTGCTAGCCTTGTCTAGCATTACTGCGAGAACCACAGCATAAGAGCCAATAAGAACAATAGACCCAATAGCCACATAAAAAAAGATTTGTTCGTTAGTCATTTTCTCCCTTAGTCGCATTCTGTAAAGCACCTAGCGTGTAGGCGTGTGTGAAGATGTCTGCTGGCGAGAGCAAACCCTTTTCTAGCAACTCAGCATTTGTAAGAAGATAGTTCTGTAAATCTCTATCTCTGTCTGCGTAAAACTCTTCCATTTATTTCTCCATTTCTTTTGATAAGTTTATTATACAGCCAACCACCGACATTATAGGTAGTCAGCGTATTCTTCTAGGTCTAGGTCTAGGTAGATTAGTGTTTCTTTGTTTAGTGGCATAATGCCCTTGTATTCGTGGCAAACACTACAAACAATAGTGTCTGGTGCGAAGATGTTTAGACAGAATGAGCAAATCGTGTCCATTAGTTTCCTTTCTTGATAATACCATTATACAGCCTACCACCGACATTTATTGGTAGCGACACGCCAAAAATTTTGCGCACCCCGAAGGGTAGTTTATTCAGCAGTCAGTTCTGCCAAAGAAACATCTTTTGGTCCGTCTTCAGTATAGATAACATACCAGTCGCCAGAACCAAACATTGACTCACGCAAGACACGCATTTCGATTAGTTTTTCGATTGATACCATTTGGTTCTCCTTAGTCTTCAAAGTAATCGGCAGGGACATTGAACTTCTCAATGACCAATTGCTTATAGGCTTCCCAATCTACTACTTGAAGCAGAGAGAGAAGATTGCCGATACGGAATAGGCGAGGGTCGCCTTCTTCATCAGCAGTATTGCCTACCAAGCCTTCGGCTTCTACCTCAGCCATTAGCGAGCGAATTTCGGTTTCAATTTCATTCATAGTTAGCCTTTCGTTGATAGTTCCATTATACAGGGGACCACCGACATTTATCTTAAACTTCTTAAACTTGGGGAAAGTTTTTGGCAATCGTAACTAAACTGTTATTTTCGGGGGGCGCACAAAAAGTCTGCGCCGAAAAGTTATCCACAGGCAGTTAGCCTGTGCTGTGAATAACTACACATCACAACCAATCGAAGGGTGTTCGCTAGGCTTGACCCATTCGCCACACCTAGCACAATCCATCTCTTCTTCTTCCTGTTGAAGCGAAGCGTTGTAGAATGCCGAAGCAATGTCGCCAATGGCGTTATCAAACTCTTCCCAAGTTTCAAAACTCAAAACAATCATTAGTTATCCTTTCTTTCTGTTTCCATTATACATCTAACCACCGACATTTTAGTATGGCAGTTTTCCACCGAGAGCCTTGATAGCCTTAGCAAGCATAGCCACTTCACGCAACTCGGCTTCGGTTGGAAACACGCCAAACTTTTCTTCGGCTAGGTCAATGTTTTTAGTGATAGCGACATACTGCCCGATTAGGTAGTTTACATCTAGCAAGTTTTCTTTGGTGTATCTGTTCATTTTATTTCTCATTTCTTTTTATCTACTTCGATTATACAGGGGGCTACCGACATTTATTTTCTTCAACACGCCTTTTTAGATAGTTGTTATCATTTTGTTATAAATTTTTGCGCCGATTTTCGGGGTAGGGCTACTGCTTGCGAAGCAATAACCACAGACCACCAAAAACCATCATCCACAAACCTAGCATAGCCGAATTGGTATAACTATTTACCAGAGCATAGTTATCTGTTCCAACTACTAGCCAAGCACGAATTACAAACTCTAACCAGAAAAACAGACCAACAAAAATTAGCACGAATGGCATTAGTGGTATCCCCTTATCTTCATTAGGTTAGCAAGTTCAGCAAACTCGGTGTTTGACATAAACTCACCAAACTGAGCAGTCCACATCAACTCACGATAACGGATAGCCTGAGTTGCTGTAAGTGTTGATTTCTTTTTAGCCATTTATTTATTTCCTATTCTTTTGATACTATTACATTACACCACACCACTGACATTTATTGGACATTTAGGGGGTGTGTCGCAGTCTGTTATCAAAACGTTATAAAACTCTGCGCCGAAATTTTGGGGTAGCCGAAGCCACCCACAAAACTTAGTCTTCTTGCCAGCAAGCGTTATCAAAACGCTCACTCTGGAAACGCTCATTATCGGCTTCAAACATTTCAGCAAAGTCAGCAACTAGATTAGAGAAGATGTCTTCACCTTCAACACCTAGCGAGAGCAAACTCTCACGAACACCAGCGAGAATGTTAGCAGTTGAAACATAGTCTTTGCGTGTCATCATTAGTTATCTTCCTTTACATTTCTAGTTAGTAGAACAGTGATTAGTTCTTGGATTTCAGCAGTGTTTAGTTCTAGTCCAAGTTCAACAGAGTTGCTTGTTCCGTGTCCAGCGTGGTTGCGAACTAGAATAGTTAGGTTGAACAGGTTGTCAGTGCCAAAGGTGAAGCCACCAAAGGTGTATCTCTTTTTTTCATTTTCCATTTTATTTCTCATTTCTTCTTGATGTTATTATTTTACCAGCAACCACCGACATTTTACTTTTTGAAAACCTTAGCGTCAGGGTGTTCACGCAAAAACTTGCCTAAGTCATAGATGTGGATAGCAGAAACAACCTGCTGTCCGTTGAATGAATAGGTGTATAGGGTGTATGGGTTTTTTGGCATTAGTGCCACCTTTCTTTTTAGGGGACTTATTTGCTGAGGCTCACCATTTCTGGATTATTTGCTCAGGCTCATTCCCGAAGTTCTTGATACTTATAGTATAGGGCTAACCACCGACATTTATCCCCCAAAACACGCCTATTTAGCCTATTATTTATTTTTTGTTATCATTTTGTTATAAATCGGGGCGCAACTTTTTATGCGCCGAAAAAATTGCTTACTTTTTTTCAGCAATTCGGTAATTTACCAATTCGGTAATTCCGTCAAAACATTTTTCTTTTATGTCTTTTTGGAAGTAGTAAGAATTACCTGTATAGGTCATTCCACATTTAGGGCAATCAGCAGAATACTTTATTCCACCATTTACTTTTTGATAGTATCTTTTATTTCTCATTTATTTCTCATTTCTTTTTTTTAGTTTTTACTTTTTTGTGTTTAGGTGTTTATTTGCTAATTTGTTTATTTGCTATTTCTAGGCTCACCAAATTAGGCTCACCACCTAAACCAAACTTTTATTTATAGCCTTTTAGTTTCATCAACTTAGCCAGTTCTTCAAACTCAAAACCAGACATAAAATCGCCAAACTGGGCAATCCACATTAGTTCTCGGTAGCGAGCATTCTGTTCGTGTGTTAGGACACTTTTCTTTTTAGCCATTAGTTAGCCTTTCTTTTTATCTACTTACAGTATAAGGGCAACCACCGACATTTATGTTCATTTAGATAGTGTTTTTAGGGGTGTGTTACGAATTGTTACCATTTCGTTATATTTGGCTGCGCCGATTTTTTGGGGTATCGCAATAGCGACACGCCCTATACTAGCCTAGTGCATGCATGGGTAGGCTGGTATGGTGTAGGTACATGCTCACCACACTCGGCACACTCGGCACTAGGGAAGTGTTCTACACGCATGGCAGAACCTACTTTGATTTTAGAACCTAGTTTGTATTCGGCTACACGCATAGCGTCATAGCCATACAGGGCTGATACGATTACCCTAAACACATTGCCATTGGCTAGTGTTCCTGCTACTTGCCAGTTACCTTTTCTATTCATTAGTTTTACCTTTCTTTGTTTCTACTACTAGTATAAGGGCTACCACGGACATTTATTAGTAGCAACACGCCTATTATTACAAGCGTTATCAATTCGTTACAAAAATCTGCGCCAAAAAATCTGGGGTATGTCAAGACGACACACCCACAGACTTAGTGAAACAACCAATCCATTAGGCTATACCCTGCTACACAACCCATCACACTACCCCAGTGTATCTGTGAGATGAATGACCACGCTGTTATTAGGAATAGTCCTAGACCAGTGAAGGCAAATGGTTTATTTATCTTTCTTCTCCTTATCCTTGAAGAAGAGATACGCTACTGCTAGCAGTAAGATAGTTTCAACACCCATTACACACACCTACATTTCTTTACTGTTATCTTGTTATCTACTAGTGACACACTAGCAAGTGAAGAGCATTGCTTACAAGCATACGCCTTGACCACAGGAATAGCCTTTTGGTTTACTGCCTTAGCCAGATGAATAAGATTACCAACGATAAGAGCGAGATTACCCACACTAGACCCCCTACCAAGCCAAAGCAACAGAAGAGTTGCCAGATACTTCAAACGAGAATGAAGCGTTAGGAATGTCTTTGATTAGGTCAGCGGTAGCGTCAATGACTTCCTGAGCCTTATCCCACGAATGAACTTCATAGACAGGGCTAATGGTGTTAGTTCCGTTGAAAATGTCGAACTTGATTGAATAGATAGTTGCTTTCATTTTTTTCCTTTTCTTTCTTGTGTCTCTATTATACAAGACACCACCGACATTTATCCTTATTTAGATAGTGTTTTACACATTGTTATCATTTCGTTATTTTTTTTCGGCGCATGTGTGCTCACTAAATCGGGTGTGCGTGTAGTATTTAAACGTGTATCATACATCTTTGCAAAATATTCAGATTTTGTCAAAAACAAATTTTTTTCAGATTTGCCAGGGTATCAAATATTCACCAAATACTTAACAGTAATCATAAACAGATACATCCAAATAGGAATAAACGCTATGGCAGATAGGACGATTAGGAATTTTTTCATAGTTCAATTTTAACATATGGGCTAGCCTATTTTTGGACGGTACACAAGAGGCTCCGCCTCTCCTGATTGGTCACAAATAACTATACATATATACGAAATGTATATACTTTTGACCATATTTTATACATATGCAAATAAGACCATACTGAGATAGGTTCGATAGGCTGAAAATCGATTCTAGGGGCATTCTGGGGCTAATTGGGCTATGTTTTTATATTGCATCAAAGTGCTATCGCATCCATGTCGCATTTATCCACTATGCGTATTTGGATGTGGTGTTTCTATATATCGCCGTTTTTAAAATCGCAGAACTCTTATTTTCCGCCGAAAAAGTAATGTATAATAGTTCTATTATGACTACCACCGAACAGATTCTCGCATTGATAATCAGCGTTGCCAGCGTAATCACATCTGTTGGTTATGGTGTCCGTTGGCTTACCAAGCACTACTTCGAAGAAATCAAGCACGAAATGAAACCAAATAATGGTTCTTCAATTAAAGACCAAGTATCACGACTTGAAGAAAAAACAGACAAACTAGAAGAGAAGATTGATAATCTATATAACATTCTAGTTACCGAAGGTGTCAAAACACAAAAGAAAACAAAGTCAGAGTAAAACCGAACTTTGATTATTATTATTTATATATAATATATACTATATATTAATATATAATATATATAATATATAGCCCTAAACCTTTATGTTTAGAGGGTATCACAGATTTTGAGATTTGTCAAGTTAAAAGATAACGAAAATGTAACAATGTTATATGATATAATTTTTAATGAGCCAGTGTTCGATATCTCTCTCTCATACCCACTCTTCGGACACTGGTTCTTCATTTATGGTGTATAATAAATCTATGACTAATTGCGATATTCCCGATAATTTTGGTGCGGACCCTGCTTTCGTTCAATGGAAAGTAGTTCGTGGTGATACTGCTAAGATTCGTGTTGAATTCTATCAGACTGATGGAGAAACATACTACGATATCTCAACTTGGACTTTTACAAGTTCCGCTTATGATTTAAAAAACGGTGGTTTTGACACATTGACAGTTACTGCTGGCACTGGATATGTTGATATTGTTGCACCTGCAAGTTTAACAAAAACATGGGGTACTGGTCAAACATCGGTTGTCACCGAACTTTCATTTGACCTACAAGTAACCATTAATTCTGAAGTATGGACACCAGTAATCGGTAAAATCACCGTACTTGCTGATGTGAGTATTAACGCCTAATGTCTGGTTTCGTATCGCCAGCAATCTTAGGACAAGTTGTTCCTAATAACACCAACGATGTAATCATTAAGATTATTAATCAGCAACAAGCATCGACCATTAAGATTATTCCTATGCCTGGAGCCAAGGGCGATACAGGAAATACTGGAAGTGTTGGACCAACTGGACCCCAGGGACCCCAAGGAATTCAGGGACCACCAGGGGCATTGGGAAACCTAACAGTAGGTGGCGGTCTTGCTTATAACCAAAGTACAAATACTCTTATTATTGAAAAAGTGGATGCAGGTGAAATCTAATGGCTAATATTGTAAAAATTGTTCCTAAAACTATTACTCCTGCAGTTATAAAGGTCCTTGGAACTGTTGGTCCATCTGGACCTGCTGGTGCGACTGGAGCCACTGGACCTTCTGGACCTGCCTTAAACCCTACTGCAGTTAGATGGTCTCCAAACTTTAGTGCAACTGGTCTTGTATTTACTGGAACTGGAACAACATACCCTACATACAATTCTTATTACGTTAAGGCTGGACAGTTTGTTACTTTTTGGATTGCAGTAGATTTAAATACCGTTACAAATTTTGGAACTGGTCAACTCATGCTAGAACTTCCTTTTATGCCACTTGCTGGAACTATGAACCACTTTTCTGGATGGTGCAATGTTGACCCTACCCAAAACCCAGATAATGCTGGACATGCTATACTTAATATAGACCACTTGGCAGGAACACAAACACTTGACCTACACTACTTGAAACAATCTGGTGGAGCAAACTCTCCAATTATGGAAGCAATTTTCAAGCAGGGTACGCCAGTAACACTAACTACAAGTAGCAAGATTTACGTTAACGGAACTTATATTTCCGCATCATAGAAATGGATTAGGGTATGAAAATTGCAGTTTATACAATTGCACTTAATGAAGAAAAGCACGTTGAACGTTGGTATAACTCCGTAAAGGATGCTGACTATTTGCTTATTGCTGATACAGGGTCAACTGACCGTACCGTGGAAATTGCCAAGTCTCTTGGTATTAATGTTTATAACATTTCGGTAAAACCCTGGAGATTTGACGTTGCAAGGAACACAGCCCTAGCCCTTTTACCAGATGATATTGATATGTGCGTATCCCTTGACATGGACGAAACTATTTCAGAAGGCTGGAGAGAGATTCTAGAAAAAACAACTGGCAATCAGATTACCTACGTCTTTGATAATTTTCATAAACAACACAGCATGATTAATAATAAGATTCACTCACGTCATGGATATGTTTGGAAATTTCTAATGCACGAGGGTATTGTTCAGGATAGAACTGAACCCAATATTGAGTTTGCTTATGGTCTTGAGGTTTATCACTTACCAGATACCGAAAAACCTCGTAGTCAATACCTTGACCTAATTAAAGCAGCGTTAGATGAAAATCCAAATATTACACGCTATTACAAATATTACACAGATGCATTGGTATCACTTGAACGTTATGAGGAGGCTGAGACTTGGTATATAGAAATGATGAAAGTTCCAGGATTTGATAATACTGATAAGGCACACGTCTATAAACTAATGGCAGACATTGTTCCAGAAAAACGTTATCAATATTTAATTGAATGTTTGAAGCATGCCCCAGAAAGACGTGAACCATATTACTACCTTGCCGAATATTATGTTCAAAAAGAAGTTTGGGGACTGGCTAAATTCTACATTGACCAAGCCATAAAGCACACAGCATCAAAATTTGATGTATTTAACAATAAAGAAGTTTGGTCTGGAGCAGTAGAACGACTACAGGCAGAAATTGAAAAATGGTATAATGAAAATGACCAAAGGATTGAAGAATGAAAATTGCGGTATATACTATCGCCTTAAATGAAGAACAGTTTGTGCAGAGATGGTATGAAACAGCCAAGGATGCAGACTACCTTCTTATTGCTGATACTGGTTCTACAGATAAGACTGTTAGACTTGCTAAGAAACTTGGAATCAATGTTGTAAAGATTTCTATTAAGCCTTGGCGATTTGACGATGCTCGTAATGCTGCTCTTGCTTTGTTACCAGACGATATTGACATGTGTATCTCGCTTGATATGGATGAAACTTTGTCTAACGGTTGGAGAGAAGCACTTGAAAAAACAACTGGTACTCAAATTTTGTACAAGTATACACAAAATTGGAAAGATGCAGACCAAACAATTCCAGAAACAATTATGGCTGCAATGAAAGTTCATGCTAGACATGGCTATAGATGGAAGTATATTGTGCATGAATATATTTCACCAGATAGGAATCCAAATCACGTTGAAGAAAAATCAGAAGATTTTGAAATTTATCATCACCCAGATTTAAGCAAAGATAGGGCTGTCTATAATCCACTTATTAAGGATGCTCTAGATGAAGACCCAACTAGCGATAGATATCAGTTGTATTATGCTAGGACGCTTGTTCATTTTGGTGAGGATAAAAAAGAGGCTGCTCGTGAACTTAAAAAATTTATTAAAATGCCTAAAAAAGTAACATCGCCATCTGACGTAACTGCAGCATATATCATGTTATCTGCAATTGAAAAAAGAAATGCAGAAAAATATTTACTAAAGGCAATTGATTATTATGACCAGATTCGTGAACCAATTGTTACCTTAGCAGTACACTATTTCTTAAAAGAAGAATGGGAAAAGTGCGAGGAATACTGTGAAAAGGCACTCAAGATTACGCAAAAAGTAACTGACCACAATTATGCAGATTTTGCATGGAGATATTTACCAACAAATATGCTATATGTTAGTCGTCACAATAAGAAACTAGACAAGTCATCAGTAACATACAATGATGACACTCTAAAAATGAACCCACTATCGTTGATTTCTAGTAATTTTGAGTTATTTACAGAGGAAGACGTGCTATAATTGACCTATGGCTAGTTCAATAGGTTCTTCAATTGCGTCATTTGGTGCTTCTTATATTCCAGACCTGACAGATACCGCTGATATTCAAACAGCGTTAAAATCTTTGTATTTTGGTTCAACTGGAGCAGCAGTTACAACTAATGGTATTTATGGTGCTTTATATACTCTTTATACTGGTAACCCTACTTTGGCTGGTAACGTAACAATTACAGGAACTCTTACTGTAAATGGAACCACTACTACGCTTAACTCAACTGTATTAACAGTAGACGATATAAATATTGAACTTGGTTCAGTCGCAGTTCCATCAGATACAACTGCAAATGGTGGTGGTATTACACTTAAAGGTGCAACTGATAAAACAATTATTTGGGATAACGTTAACACTGCATGGACATCATCAGAACACTGGAACTTAGCAGCAAGCAAACAAGTAAGAATTAACAACACCGCAATCTTGGATACAAACCCACCTAAGTCAATGGCTACTTTGATGGGCTATACATCAACAGCCACAGCAGCAGGAACAACTACACTTACGAACACAAGTTCTTATTACCAACAGTTTACTGGAACTAGCACACAAACAGTTGTTCTTCCTGTAACTAGCACATTGATTACTGGATGGACCTTCCACATTGTAAATAATAGTACTAGCAACTTAACAGTTAACTCTTCTGGTGGTAACCTTGTTATTACAGTTATTCCTGGAACTACTGCAATGGTTACATGTATTCTTACTTCTGGAACTACCGCTGCTTCTTGGGAATCTGGTTTGACAGATTTTAGTACATATACTGGTACTGGAAACGTAGTTATGGCAACAACTCCAACAATTACTGGACCAACCTATGCATCAGATACATATGTTGCAGCAGTAACATTAACTGTTGCAAATGACATAGTTCATTTGAGTGCACCATCAACGGCATACACAGTTACATTGCCAACACCAACTGCTGGAAAAATTTTATATTTAAATAGAACAGATAACTCTATAAACGTAATTACAGTTTCTGGACATATTAATGGTACAGCAGCAACATCAAACGTAACTTGGTTCCCTGCATCTACTGCAAACAGAAGGGTAATGTTGGTTTCTAACGGAACATCTTGGTATCCAATGATAGCAGGAACAGTAGTATAGTATAAAAATACCCCCAGATTTTTCTGAGGGTATCTTTATTAGTTAGTTTCTACTATTCTTATAAATCGTATTTTACTACCTTTGAAATTAGTTAGTGGTTGAATTACTGTTGTTCCATGACCTCTATTAGCATCAATAATGATTCCATGACCTAGATATATGGCAGCATGATAGAACCAATAATCACTACCCCAACTAAATGTAACAATGTCACCAGGTTTTGCGTTTTTATAACTAACTCTTTTTCCAGAGTGTGCCTGTTTTGTGGCAGAGTGTTCAAGGGTAATTCCAAATTGCTCATATGTCCATCGAACTAAACCAGAGCAATCCCATCCCCATTTCGGAGATGAACCAGAAAAGACATATGGGGTCTTTCCTTTTCTAGTTTTTAAATACTTAAGAACTTTTTGCATTCTGATAGTATTTTTATTAGTCTTAATTCTTTTAAGATTGTCTTTTTCAAGCATAGTCATATTACCAATCTTTTTACCAATATTTAAAACATTGGATATTGGCAATATGGACTCATGTGTTTTTAGTTGTATTGCATTGGCAGGGGTATCGCCAGTACAGTTTGTAAGACCTAGTATTAGTACAAATGCTAGTCCTACTGCAGCAAATTTTTTATTCATTTTGCTACCTCCTTATTTTTTATGTTGTTACGATACCATCAAATTGCACGGCATCCTGGCAGACAGTATTCTTTATAGAAGTAGAGCCTGTAAAGCAAAAACTTCCTTGAGGGGGAAGTTGTCTAATAATTATACCACCCTTTCCCTAAACGTGCAATATGTGGTATAATTTTGGTGTATCATAAATTGATATAAACTACTATTGGAAGGAACCAAATGTCTAATGAATTTAGTGCTTATCTAAATGACGAGCAAAAGCGAAGCATTATTCTTCAGCGTATTCAGCAGTTTGCTGTTGAGGGATACCAAATCTCAATCAACCGCAAGGTCGCAGAAACAAACGAAGATGAAGCAGTTATTGCAGAGATTGATAAGAATATTGCAACTCTGTCACAAGTTATCGCAGCCTATCAGGCTGAACTGGATGCTTTGCCACCACAGACTGAGGTAACAGAATAACATGCCAACCATGCAACAGAAGAGGGGAACTTCAAGTCGTTGGACTTCAACTAACCCTATTCTGCTTGCTGGAGAGATTGGGGTAGAAACCGATTCCAACAAAATGAAAGTTGGAGATGGTGTCACCCACTGGAACAATCTTGAATACACAAAGGTAGACCCACAAAGCATTTCTTACAAGCACACACAAAATGCACTTCTTTCTGTATGGCATATTACACACAACCTATCATTTAAGCCAAATGTTGTAATAACTGATTATAATGGTAATATCCTAGAATGCGATATTGAATATGTTGGCAATAATGAGGTTACTGTAACACTTTCAGATGCGTATATAGGATATGCGTATCTGTCTTAGAAGGAGAATAAGAAATGTCTAGAAAGTTTTTAACCAACATAGATTTAAATAATAATCTACTGTTGAACCCAGTGCTAAACAGCACACATGGGGCAAGCACAACCGCAGGTGCTTTGTACTACTCAAGTGGTAGACTTGTCTTCGGTAATGGTTCAAGCACACTTAGCGTAGCAACTACCGCCGATACAGTAACCATTGGTAGCACTGCTGTTACTATTGGTGGCTCACAGACAACGTTTACAGGTTTGTCTTCTGTATCTTCAACATCTTTTGTAGGTGCTCTTACAGGTAACGCATCTACTGCAACTGCCCTTCAAACTGCTAGAACAATTAACGGTGTCTCCTTCGATGGCTCTGCCAATATTACCGTTACTGCAGATGCAAGTACCCTTACAGGTACTACATTAAAATCAACTGTTGTTAACTCTTCACTAACCAGCGTAGGAACTCTTACTGGTCTTACAATGGGTGGCAACATTGCTATGGGAAACAACAAGATTACAGGTCTTGGAACTCCTACCTCCGCTGCTGACGCTGTTACTAAAGATTATGTAGATACAGTTGCTGCTGGAATTAACGTCCACGCTGCAGTTAAGTATGCAACTACAGGTGCTTTGGGTACTACTGGAAACCTTGTTGGTGGAACAATTACCACCACTTATGCAAACGGTACATCAGGACAGGGTGCAACTCTTACAATTGCTACATCTACAAACTGGACTGCAATCACAATTGATGGTCAATCATTAACAGTAACTGACCGTGTTCTTATTAAGAACCAGGCTTCTGCTCTCCAAAACGGTATTTATACAGTAACATCTGTTGGTGCTATTGGAAATACAACATCATTTGTATTTACTCGTGCTACTGACTATGACACACTTCCAGAAGTTCACGCTGGTGACCTTGTATACGTTATTGCTGGTACTACAAATGGTGGAGACGGATATGTTGAAACTGCAGTAATTACTGCTATTGGAACAGACCCAATTAACTGGACACAGTATTCTGGTACAGGTGCAGTTCCTTATGCTACTACTTCTAGTGCTGGTATTGCATCATTCCCATCAGCACAGTTTACTGTAGATGCTGCTGGTGCAGTTACCATTGCATCTCTTGCAGGTTCTGTAATTGCCAGCGGTACTGTAAGTCCTACTTATGGTGGTACTGGTGTAAACAATGGTTCTAGTACCCTGACACTTGCTGGAAACGTATCTCACGCAGGTTCATTTACTCAGACATTTACTGCTACTGGAAATACATCTCTTACACTTCCAACAACTGGTACACTTGCTACCCTTGCTGGTTCTGAAGCACTAACAAACAAGACAGTAAATGGTGTTACGCTAACATCTGCAACAACTGGATTCACAGTTGCTGGTGGTACAACAAGCAAGACCCTTACAGTAAGTAATACTCTTACACTTGCTGGTACAGATACATCAACACTTAACATTGGTACTGGTGGTACGCTTGGTTCTGCTGCCTTTACAGCAACCTCTGCATATCTTGCTGCTGGTGTAACATCTCTTCCAAACGTAACTAGCGTAAATGGAACAACAATTCCTTCTGGTGGAGTTACACTATTAAACTCTTCTGCAACTGGTATTCAGACATTCCTTACAACACCAACTAGTGCTAACCTTCGTGCAGCACTTACTGATGAATCGGGTACTGGCTCTCTAGTATTTGCTGGTGGTGACATTGGTGCTGCTACTGCAACTACACCTACATATCCAGACAACAGTACAAAAGTTGCAACTACAGCATATGTTACATCAGCGATTTCAACAGGTGCTAGAAAGTATACTGCAACTAACTCTTCAATTACTCCATCATCTGGAACAGCCACATGGTCAATTTTGGCATCTACTCATGGTTTAGGAAACACTCAAGCACTTATGGTTCAAATGTTCCAAGTTTCCGATGGAGCAATGGTTGATGTTGACGTATTAGTAGACCAGACTGCAGGTTCTTCTGCTCCTACTGGAAACGTAACTATCAGTTGGAATGCCTCTACTACAGTATCTGCTGCAACCTATCGTGTTGTAATTATCGGTTAATCTGCTATAATTAACTTATGAGAAGCAAATTATCTGGAGTACAAATACCAACTGCTGCTAAGTTGAACATTGATGGCGAATTCACGTTAGATGCTTCTGCTGGTGCACCTGGTCAGGTTTTAACTTCGGCTGGTGCTGGAAATACCCCAACTTGGGCATCAATTGCATCTGGTGCAATGAACTATGCTCAGACTCAAGCAACAAAGCAATCTACTATTTCTGCATCAGGTGTAACCATTGTTTCTGCATCTATAACTACAACTGGATATCCAGTCCAAGTTCTTGTTACAGGAGATGCTGAAAACAGCACTGCTGGTGGATGGATAAAACTTCAACTTTATCGTGACTCAACTGCTATTGGAAAAATTGTTCAGGTTGAATCATCTGCTGGTTCAGAAAATATACCATATGCATTGACCGTAATTGATGCACCAGTTGCTGGTACATATACCTATTCATTAAAAACAGCAAGTGCTGCTGCAGCAGGAACTTTCAACTTTGGTGAAACTGATGGTCCAGTTCTTACTGCAATTGAACTTCGTGGAGTAAAGGGTGATGCTGGTACTTCGTTTACTGGTGGAACTCTTACATCATCATTGACACTTCGTTCTGGAACAGCAACTGCTGGAACTGCTCCACTATATTTTGGAACATCTACACCAGCACTTCTTACTACACCAATTCCAGGGGCTATCGAATATGATGGTGTTGTTCATTATGCTACACCAGAAAACAATTCTGGAACTGCTACTGCTGGTAGGTCATTGATTGCTAGTCCACATACATTTGTTACAACTCTTGTAAGTATGGACTTTTCAACATCAGCAGCAGCCCAGACCATGCTTAGTGATGGTGTTGGAACAAATACAACTAGGGGAATTACGCTTCTTGCTGGAACATCATACGAGTTTGAAATGTATTTTGGTCTTCGGTATCAGTCATTTGGAGATACAACAACATCATTAAACCTTGGTTGGACAAGAACCACGGTATCTGGAACTCCAACTACAACTATTCAATCATGGCTTGATTATGGTAACAATACAACATCGTTTGCTACTGCTACAACACTAAGCAGCATTATTGGTTCTGAAACAACGACTACAAACTTTACTAGCCCAGGTGCTACAGGTTCTCGTTATATTACTTGGAAAGGTAGGGGTATTATTCGTGTCACTGGAACTGGGTCAGTAAAAATATATCCAAGTATTACCCCAACTGCTGGAACAGCAAACGTTCCATCAGTATCAACAAATAGTTATTTTAAAATTACTCCTATTGGAAATGGTACTGTTCAAAGCGTTGGTGCATTTAATTAAAGTACTACTTTAAGGTAGCGTTTGACTTTTCTTAAAACTGTGCTATACTATATTCATTACAGTTTTAGAAAGGTGGAAACACTATGTCGGAATTTTTCTCTTTTACCCTACCAGCAGATTTTGTCGAAAAGTACAAATCACTGGAATCACCCTTTGGATTCGTGGATGCAGGTCTAAACTCACTAGGTGAAATTACCTTTGTGCGTACCTACTCACGAGTCAAAGAAGACGGAACTAAGGAACGCTGGTACGAAGTCGTACGCAGAGTTATCGAAGGTATGTATTCTGTCCAGAAAAACCATGCAAAGGAGAACCGCCTACCGTGGAATGACTACAAGGCTCAAAAGTCTGCTCAAGAAGCATTTGACCGCATGTTCAACCTAAAGTGGACTCCACCAGGTCGTGGTATGTGGACATTTGGAACTCCACTAACAATGGAAAAGCGTAACTCTGCTGCTTTGCAGAATTGTGCTATGGTTTCTACAAAAGACCTAGATAAGAATGACCCTGGAGCATTGTTTGCTTGGGTAATGGATGCCTTGATGCTTGGCATTGGTGTTGGCTTTGATACCCTTGGAGCAGAAAAGAATTTTTCAATTTTTGCACCAACAGAGCCATCAGTCACCTATGTTATTCCAGATACTCGTGAAGGTTGGGTAGAATCTTTACGCCTTCTCCTGAACTCTTTCCTACGACCAAATCAGTCTATTCAGGAATTTGATTATTCTGAGATTCGTCCAGAAGGTGCTCCCATCAAGGGCTTCGGTGGAACTGCATCTGGTCCAGCACCACTAATCAAGGTTCATAATCAACTTCGTGAAGTAATTGGCGGTAGGGCAGGAGAAAAACTAGACTCTCGTGCCATTGTTGACATCGTTAATCTTATTGGTACTTGTGTTGTTGCAGGTAACGTCCGCCGTTCTGCTACTCTTGCTTTGGGTGGTGCAGAAGACGAGGACTTTATTAATTTAAAGAACTATGACGCATTCCCAGACCGTGCACCTTGGGCTTGGATGTCTAATAACTCTATCTCAGCAACTGTTGGTATGGATTATTCAAAGTATGTTGACCGCATTGCAGATAACGGAGAGCCTGGATTTATCTGGCTTGACGTTGCTCGTAACTATGGTCGTCTTGCAGACCCTGCAGATGGAAAGGACTATCGTGTAATGGGCTTTAACCCATGTGCAGAACAGCCACTAGAATCATACGAACTGTGTACTCTAGTTGAGGTTCACCTAAACCGTCACGAAAGCAAAGAAGACTTCCTACGCACTCTTAAGTTTGCTTACTTGTATGGAAAGACTGTAACACTTCTTCCTACTCACTGGCAACAGACAAACGGTATCATGCAGAGAAACCGCCGTATTGGTACATCTCTAACTGGTATTGCATCATTTGCTGATGCACATGGTTTGCCAGCAACTCGTGAATGGATGGACGAAGGTTATAATAAGATTCGCTTCTATGACAAGAAGTATTCAGAATGGCTATGTGTTCGTGAGTCAATCCGTGTAACTACAGTTAAACCTTCTGGCTCTGTATCAATCCTTTCTGGTGCTACCCCTGGTGTTCACTGGATGCCAGGTGGCAAGTTCTATCTTCGTGCTATCCGATTTGGAAACACAGACCCAATGCTTCACTTGTTTAAGGCAGCAGGGTACAAGATTGAACCAGCACTATACTCAGATAACACATCTGTAGTATATTTCCCAATTTCTTCGGGAATCAAGCGTTCTGAAAAGGATGTTACTATCTTTGAGAAGATGGCACTTGCTGCTACTGCACAGAAGTATTGGTCAGACAACGGTGTTTCTGTAACTCTGTCATTTGACAAGGAAAAGGAAAAAGAACACGTTGCATCAGTTCTGAACATGTATGAGGGTCAACTAAAGGCGGTATCATTCTTACCAATGGGTAACGATGTATATGAGCAACAGCCATATTCAGAGATTACTGAAGAAGAGTATGACTATTACGTTGGTCGTATTGCAAAGATTGACTTCTCTGCTATTTATGATGGTGTTGATAATCTTGAGGCTATGGGTGAGGCTTATTGCACCACAGATGCCTGTGAGATTAAGATTCCAGATAAGAACTAAGTAAATTTAGAATACCCTGTCATTAGTTTGGCAGGGTATTTCTTTATGTGGTAAAATAAAGTATATGGCTACTATTTCACATTCCTACGCAGAAAAGATTTTGGCGGAACATCCAACCTCAATCCACATTTTTGATGATGAATTAATTAACTCTACCTCTATTACTTTAAAGAATTTTGATTCATCTCTATCTGCTAGTAGTGGAAAAATACTTAGGTCAGTAAATACAGCAAAAGACCTTGGATTTGTTACTTCTTCGGTAACTATTACAAAAACAGCACCAATTGTTCATGGTTCTGAATATTCTGTATATTTGTCTGGGTCAACTAATGCTGTTACAATTCCATCACAAGGAATTCTTACATATAATGGTAGATATAACACAAATACTTTGGAATTTTGGACCAAGATAGATAAGCCATATTCAGGAAAAAGAAAAATTGTTGGTGCTTTTTCAGCCACAGATGATGGCAATGGCTTATATGTAAATCAAACATCTTTTATTTTAAAAATTGGCAATAAATCTGGAACAGCATATATTAAAGACTTTAATAGACCATTTTTAATTCAAATCTCCAATACTTCGCATTCAGCAACCCTTACAGTAAATGGGGAAATCCTTATTTCACTAAGCCTCGCAGATTCTGACCTAGCAATGTTAACAAATACTAAATATCTTTCATTTGGTCAGGGCACATATGATTGCATATCAACATATTCCTATCAGATTGATGCAAAACAAGCAACTATTCATTTTGGATATGGACATGGAATTTCTTTTCCAGACAATGTTGTTAGGTCATTTGATGGTCAATCAGTGGTAGTAGATTATTCAAAATCTAAATATGCATCTAATTATAACTATACGACTAATGCAAGTTGGAAACAATCAAAAACAGACAACATAAATGTAGAAAATACACATATCTCTAATTTTCAATATAGCAAGCCAACGTTAAACTCAGATACAAAAACTATAACTGACCTTGAGAGCACAATTAGCGGAACTACATTTAATCTAAAGACTGGAACAATGTCTACCGCCATTTCTAATCTACAAGTAGATGCTTTGAATATTATGAATCAGCCTACCAAGGCTTTTTATATGCATGGATACTACACAACTTTGCCAACATCTGAACAAATACTTTTTAAAGTTGTAAATAAAAAGACTAGGGATTACTTTTCTATTAGCGTTGCAAGAATTTCTAGCGTAACATATGTTTATTACAAATTAAAATATCAGGCTACAAGTGAAACCGCAGTTCTTACTTTTAACAATCCAGCATCAAACTTTCAGTTATATAATTCAAAATATAACTTTATTGTTGGTATTGATATTGATAAGTTTGCTGCATATTGTACAACTAATAATAGCGGAGGACTTGGCACGAATGTTCAAGACTTTTTTGCAAATCAGTCTGACCTTATTATGTATGTTGGTGGAGATGATGACTTAACTAGTTCAAAGACATGTAGTGCAGAAATATATTCTGTAAAATTGCTTACACAAGAAAATTTGAATAGACGTTCTACATTAGTATTTTCATCTGGTGTTTTTCAATATCCATCAGCAATTAACACAAGTCCAAGTGGTACAGAAGCAACACAAAACAATATTGTTGGAAGTTACGATATAAGACCATATCAAGATTTGTTAGAATATACAAGTACAGGACGTAGGTTAAGTGTTGCAACTCAGGGGTACTGGAAAAATGATATTCCTCTAACACAATTCTGTAAAACTGTTAAAGACTCTGGTGGAAATGATACATATACATATAACTTTGTTCAATTTAATATAGATTATGAATCATCCTTATTGTCAAAAACTGTCAGTTCTAAAAAATATTTTGATACTACAAACTACGAGTCATCTGATGTTAAAACATATGTAACTTTTGAACCATTAAATGCAACATATCAAGCAGACTCTGTATTTACAACAATCGTTGATGCCCCATCAGATAGAACAGTAATTCCAGGAGCAGGTTGGGCAACAACCAAATACGAGGTAGTTGATGGTTTCATTATTTATCCACCAACTGGAATTGACCTAAAAGAATATACTATGGTTGTTCATGCTGATTTTAGTGTTGTAGATACAGAGAACAACTTAATTAACATTCAAAAAATGCAATTGGCATCTCAGGCATATAATGCCAACTCAAGCAATCCAATTGGAACAAAATATGGAACAAAGATTATTCCATATACATATACAATTAGTGGTGCAAGCCGAGTATATGACTATAGTGCATATAACCCATTCTTAATAAACAAAAAGGATAATCCATATTTGTATATGGCAAGAGATTCTGGAATTAGGTTAGTTGGATTTGACACAACTACTGCTGGAGTTTACCGTGGTATTAAAATTCCAATTAATTCAGAATTAAAGTCTTCCTTCAATATCAGCATTATGCAATTATCAATATTTTATAATGCAGAACTTGACACATCTTCATCACCATTTTATGCTAAATTTCCATATTCATCAGAACAGATATTTGAAATAAAAACAAATACAAGAACAATTCAATTCTTCCTGACCAGAACAGGTAATGGAGATACTGCAACAATATCAGCATTGTCAAATAGCATTACAAATGAAAATATATCTTATTATTTAAATGGTCAATATAATTCAGCACCAAGCATATCAACCAATCAGTGGTACACACTTGGCATTGTATTTACTGACCCACTGATATTTAATTCAACAGAGGGCGAGTTTGATTTAGTTGGCGGTATTTCTATTGATAATTTATCTTATTATCAATTTGATTCAGTAAAAATTGCTCAAAACACATTCCCAGTAACATGGAATAGTCAAAAGGCATACACTTGGTCATATCTAGCCAATAACTATGTATGGGGAGAATTATCAATACTTACAGCAATTTCTCCATCAGATATGTCATCTATGTTTACTGGAACAAACAGAATTACAGGAAACAATGATATTGCTAACAATTTTGGTATCAGTAGTAACCAATATAAGTACTTTGCTGACCTAAATAGTCAAATTATTACCGCTAGTGCGACATAATATGGTATACTTATGGTATGAATATTGACGTTAACAAAGATTTCGGGCAAGTTATGCCCAACCAGATTGGTAAGACAAAGGTATCAATCGTAGAAGAACCATTTTCCAACTATGGAATTTATGTATGGCAGTTAGCCTCTGGCAAGTTTTTTACAGACGACCACGGTAATGCCTTAAGCATTGACTCTATGAAGGGTGACGAATCTCGCATTGCCTTACTTCGTAATGAAGCAGCATGGAATGGTCAGCCACATGGTCAGGCAGTGTTTTTCCCTAATGTTCGCAAGGTATCAGATGAAGAATATAGCGAACAGATTGACCGTATGCAACAGGGATATATTCCTTCAGAAACAGACCTTGGTGCTCTCATTGCTGCTAAGAAAACTCAACTTGAGTTTGGAAGTGAAGAGTAGTGAGTTATTACGAATACGCAAATACACCTGCTCGCCTTGACGAAGCCCCAGAGCCAGTAAATGACTTTGCTGCTATGGACCCATTTACAAAATCTTGGGATGAAGTAAAAACTTTTGGCGGTATGAATGCCAACTTTAAGCGTAGAAGCACAAGGATGGTAAAGGCTCTAGGTGACGATGCATATCTTGAATCAGCAGGTGCAGTGCAAACTGGTATTAATGGAGCACGTTCCAATGCAATTAATCCTGGTATTGTATTTCGAAACGCATACGCACTCTTTGATGTAATTACACCACCATACAATCTTTATGAACTAGCAAGTTATTACGATACATCATTTGCTAATCACGCTGCTATTGATGCAAAAGTTGAAAATACTGTTGGTCTTGGATATGACTTTATTGTGTCAGATAAAACAAGTCTTAAACTAGAGGCAGCAAACGCAGAACAGGTTGACCGTGCTCGTAAACGTATTGAGCGACTAAAGGTTCAACTCAGAGACTGGCTAGAAAGTCTAAATGCAGACGAGTCATTCTCTTCTGTAATGGAAAAGGTGTTTACAGATGTTCACGCAATGGGTAATGGATACATTGAAGTTGGAAGAACAGTAACTGGAGAGATTGGCTACATTGGTCATATTCCTGCTGCCACCATGCGTGTACGCAGACTTCGTGACGGATACGTTCAGATTATTGCGAACAAGGTTGTTTATTTCCGTAACTTCGGAGCAAAGAACATCAACTACATTACCGATGACCCACGTCCAAATGAGATTATCCACATTAAGGAATACTCACCTCTAAATACTTTCTATGGTGTTCCAGACGTAATGGCTGCTATGGCTTCTATTCTTGGTGACCAACTTGCATCACAATACAACATTGACTACTTTAACAACAAGGCTGTTCCACGCTATATTGTTACTCTAAAGGGTGCACAACTTACACAGGAAGCAGAAGACAAGTTGTTCCGTTTCCTACAAACTGGTCTAAAAGGACAATCACACCGTACACTTTATATTCCACTTCCTGGAGATACTGAAAGTAACAAGGTTGAGTTTAAGATGGAACCTATTGAGAACGAACCACAAGAGGGTTCATTTGCTCAGTATCGTCAGCAAGTTCGTGACGACATCCTTGTAGCCCACCAGGTTCCACTTTCAAAACTTGGCGGTAGCGATGCATCTAATCTAGCAGCATCTCTATCACAAGACCGTACATTTAAGGAACAGGTTGCTCGTCCAGCACAGCGTAATCTTGAAAAGATTCTTAATAAGATTATCCGTGAGAAGACAGATATCCTAGAACTTAAGTTCAACGAACTTACTCTTACTGACGAACTTGCTCAGTCACAGATTATTACCAACTATGTCAAGAACCAGATTATGTCTCCTAATGAGGCTCGTGAAATTCTTAATCTTGCAGAGCGTCCAGATGGAGATGAAATGGTTCAACCAACTGCTCGCCAGACTGCCGATGCAAATGCCAACAACGCAGAAAATAGAACTCGTGATGCAGAACGTCAGCAAGCACAGGCAGACAACACTGCAACTACTCAGGGTAGAAATCCAAAAGGTGAAGGGAGACGCTCTCAATAAAATTGTGTTATAATAACAGTTATATAACACTTTATTAAAAAGGGGCTATAATTATCATATGAGTATTCAGAAGGCACATTTTGACATTGACGGAAATAACGTCCGTATTTCTATGCCTCTTACTAAGGTGGACGCAGAGCGTCGAATCGTATCTGGATTTGCTACGCTTGATAACATTGACAAGCAGAATGACATCGTTACCCCAGAAGCATCTCTTAACGCTTTCTCTAAATTCCGTGGCAACATCCGTGAAATGCACCAACCAAAGGCTATCGGTAAGATGGTTGCATTTAAGGAAGATAAATATTTTGACCCAGAAACCAAAAAGTTTTATCAGGGTATTTATGTATCAGCATATGTTTCAAAGGGTGCTCAGGATGCATGGGAAAAGGTTCTAGATGGAACATATACAGGTTTTTCTATTGGCGGTAAAATGAACAAGTACGAAGATGCTTATGACGAAAAGATGGATGCTACAATTCGTATTATTAAAGAATATGACCTAGTTGAATTGTCACTAGTCGATAGCCCTGCAAACCAGTTTGCCAATATTCTATCTGTTGAAAAGGTAGATGGCGTTGACACCATTACTGGCGAGGGTACACAAGCAGTTCTAGAAAATGTATTCTGGGACAAAGAATCAGGACTAGTAACACTGTCCGAAGAAGAATCTGCAGTAAGTCCAGTAACTGGAAATCAAATGCAGAACATAGGTTTTGTTGAGAAATCAGATGATGATAAACTTAACATGATAAAGTTCTTAGTAGATAGTGCTAAAGGCATTAATACTTCTAAGACTATTAAAAAGGAGAATGATAACATGGCTGAAAACGAAAACGTTGAATCAGTTGATGTCGCTCCAGAGGCAGAAGTTGTTGACGCTCCTGCTACAGAAGAAGTTGTTGAAGAGGCTCCAGTAGCCGAGCCAGCACATGTAGAAGAAGTTGTAGAAGAAGTTGTACCAGGTTCAGAGGAAGTTATTGCTAAGGCAGTATCAGAACTAGGCACAACAGTTACAACAGCCTTTAGCGACATTACAGCAATCGTTAAGTCACTAGCAGATGCAAATGCATCACTAGTTAACGAACTTGCTGAACTAAAGAAATCACTAGGTTATGTCTCAGCAGCAGTTGCTGATGCAGAATCAGATTTCAATAATCTTGGAAAGCGTATCGATGCAGTAGAAGCAGATACCGCTTTCCGTAAGTCTGGTGACCTCGGTGAGGTCATTCAGGAACCAGTACTGGTGGAAAAATCAGTATGGGGCGGAAGTTTCCTCACAACATCCGATTTACTAAAATAAATTCACTAGGAGGTGAAAAATAAAATGTCAGAAGAAATTATCAAAAATATGCCTTCAGGTGCTAGCCCAGTTTCAAACTACCCTAACGCTGAAGGTGCTTTCGGTACATCAGGTAGCGTTTCGTCAGGTACAGGCTCTTTCTCAGAGCACGGTACTTACATGGCTAACAGCCCAACCGCTAACTTTGGTGTAACCACTGGTGCAAATGGTGTAAACCCATCTGCTACTGCAAGTCCAACTTATCCAGGTACTGGTATCCTACGCCCTGAACAGGCTCGCCGATTTATCGACTATGTTTGGGACGCAACCACACTTGCTCAGGACGGACGCAGAGTAACAATGCGAGCAAACACAATGGAACTAGAGAAGATTAACGTGGGAGACCGTGTTATTCGTGCTGCTAGCCAGGGTGTTTCAACATACACCAACACTGGTGCAACCTTCTCAAAGGTTGAACTAACCACAAAGAAGATTCGTCTAGACTGGGAAGTTTCTGCAGAGTCACTTGAAGACAACATCGAAGGTGCTGCTCTTGAGGACCACCTAGTTCGTCTTATGACTAATGCTTTCGGTAACGACATCGAAGACCTAGCCATCAATGGTGACGGTTCAACAGGTTCATTCCTAAGCATTATGAACGGATTCATCAACATGGAGAAGACCAACCCTAACGTTGGTTCAGGTTCAAACCTTGGAAGTGCTCACGAAGTAATCAACACATCACTTGTTGGTTCTAACGCAGCATTTACCGATTGGACAACCGATAAACTACAGGCTCTGATTCTTGCAATGCCACGCCGTTACCGTGCTATTACCAATGGACTTAAGTTCTACGCTGGTACAGACACATTCGCTAACATCGTAAAGAACAACGCTACTGTTTACTCAACAATCGGTTCAACTGAAGGTACTCGTGGTGAGTTCATCGGCGGTGCTAACCAGACTTTTGGTGGCGCACGTCAGACTCGTGTTCTCGGAGTTCCTGTTTTGGAAGTTCCTTACTACCCAACAGGCTTCGTTGACCTAACCTTCCCACAGAACCGTATCTGGGGTTTCCAGCGAGACATCACTGTTAACCGTTTCTACGTTCCTAAGAAGGACACAATTGAATACACTGTCTTCGTTCGTTTCGGCATCGCCTGGGAAGAACTGGATGCAGTTGCATTCGCAGACACAACTACAGACTAATCTCTGTAACGTGTTACCCTTTGAGGGGGCAGGGATTTCGATTCCTGCCCCTTTCATTGATTTGTCTGGTATAATTAAAATAAATCTAAGGAGGATTTAATCATGGCTGAAGTAAAAAAGACACCTACCCCAAAGCCTGTTGTTGAAGATGCAGTTGTAGAAGCACCTGTTGAAGAAGTAGCAGAAGTAGTTGAGGAAAAGGTTATCGAAGCACCAGAACCTACAAAGGACGTTCCTACATTGGGATTCAATGAAGACGGAGTTATGGGTTCTACCACAACAAAGGCTGGTAAGCCAAAGGCAGAGCCAGCACCAGTTGCTGAAGGTTCAGTGACAACTAAGGTTGCACTATTCTCAACCAGAAACCTATATGCTGATGGTTTTGGAAAAATCAATGTTGGTTATAACATTGTTCCAAAGAAGTATGTAGAGTTTTGGACAGCACAACGTGGCGTTCGTCTAGCAACACCAGAAGAAGTTGCGGAGGCGTTTGCCTAAATGGAAGTATTGAGAGTTCCACCTTATCCAATTACAACAACATGGGATGTCCCAAGTGCAAACGCAGCATATGTGTTTGAAGTTGAGGATTTGGTGGACCACTCAATTGAAAGAACTACTTTAACATCTAATTCAAGCAAACAACTAACATACATTATCCCAAGAGCAAAGGCTCAGTATGACCGTGATTTTGCTGTTAAGATTTATGAAACAGATATTTATGGAGAGATTGTTGTAGAGTCAAATCTAACAATTTATCGTCCATATGTAGACCCAAATTTATTGGGTACAACAACAGCAGAAGTTTTTGCTTATCAAGAATATGAAATCATTGCTCGTTCCATTATTGATACCTATCTTCAAGAAGGTTCTGGAACTGGTGGTGCTTTCTATAACCACAAACTTATTATTCAGCGTACAGGCGAGGGTAATGACTATTTCCCAGTATGGCATCCAGTAAACCGTGTACTAAAGGTATACGAAAATAACGTTCTAGTTTATGATGCAGAAAATACCCCTATTGGTATTGCAATTCAAAACGTAGATGTTACTAGCGGTGTTCTGACGCTTACTACGACCATTTCTCATGGCTTCCAGGTAGGTCAGGCTGTAATAATTTCTGGAGTAACCCCATCAAAATTTAATGGAACATTTTATGTGACAGCAGTACCAACAGCAACCACATTCAGCCTTGATAATGTAGATATTTCTGCAACTGATAATGAAGCAATTACTACTCGTGGTGGAGTAGAATCTGTTTGGGAATATACTTATAAACCAACACTAGATAACTCAGCAATTATGCGAGTTCAGGATGGTACTTATAATAGAATGGAACAGGCTCCATTAATCCTTCCACCTGGAGTTGGAGACCTTGGATACTATGGCTATTACCCAATTGCATTCCCAAGAGGATATGATTATATCTTTATTGTGGATGCTGGCTTTAAGGCTGTACCACCAGATGTAGAACTTGCAATTAAGATGTTAATTGAAGACATTAAATGCGGAAAGAATGATTATTACAACCGCTTTATTACTGAATACAGCACAGACCAATTTGACATTAAGTTTGCACCACAATTTTTGGAGGGTACTGGAAACATGATTGTAGATAAAATCCTTAGTAACTATAAGGGCACACTCATTAAACCAGGATTGCTATGATATGCGAAACTACAGAC